AACAACTTCATAAGTTAGTTAGAATTTAGGGAGAGCTTCGGCTCTCCCACCCTTATTCATATGGCAACAAAACGTACAATTACCGACCACAAAACTGGTTACAAATCAGAGTTCATTACTGAAGATGACAAGTTGGTTTATCATACGAC